TGTTTCATCTGCGCATTTAATTAGTAGAGAATCTAGAATTCTTAATTCCTCTTTCAATAAACCACAAGCATTTGTAGGTAAGTTAGATTTAAAAGAATTGCTGCAAACAATCTCTGCTAAATCTTTATTACTATGTGCTGGTGAAAACTTTACAGGCTTCATTTCGTATAATTTTACTTTTATTCCTCTTTTTGCAATTTGGTATGCAGCCTCACAGCCTGCTAAGCCGCCACCAATTACATTAATGTAATCTTTCATTTTTATCCTCTCTATAAATTGTAATTTAAATGTGTTTGGTGAATTTATAGATGACAGTTGTCCAATAACCACAGAAAATAATCAACATGCAATTTTGGCAGGATTACCTGCTTTATCAGGTTGGATACTTCATGCTGGACATAGTTATTTTAAAATATCAGATTGGGAAAACCATAAATATGTTAGTTTCCAAATTGCTGAAAATCTATTAGAAACTCCAGACCTAGATGGTATCAAAAAATTTATTTCTAAAAATCCAACATTATTCTATGTAGTTTAAGATTATTAATAGAATGCATAGTAATTAAACGGCTATATACTTTTAAAGATAGGAGGTACAATTCGTGAAAAAAGAAAAAAATTCAAAATGCGAAAGAAAAATTAGACCAGCTTTAACACCTGAGGCTAGGGAGAATCAAATGATAGCGTTAGCAGTAGACCTTGCCGAGAAACAGTTACTTGAGGGGACAGCTTCCTCTCAAGTTATAACTCATTATCTAAAACTTGGAACTACTAAAGAAAAATTAGAAAGAGAAATTTTAGAGAAGCAAAAAGCACTGATAGAGGCTAAAACTGAAAACTTACAATCAGCCAAGAGAATTGAAGAATTATATAAGAATGCTCTTGATGCTATGAAAAATTATAGTGGTCATATGACAGATAGCGAAGAAGATAAAGATGACGAGTATTAGAACTTATTCAGAATTAATATTGTTACCGACATTTGAAGAAAGATATGAATATTTAAGATTAGATGGACGAGTTGGTGAAGAAACATTTGGGTTTGATAGATGGCTTAACCAAACATTCTATAAAAGCGAAGAATGGTTGTCTATGAGAGATAAAATAATTGTTAGAGATAATGGTTGTGATTTAGGAATTCCTGGTAGGGATATTTATAGCAGAATATTGATTCATCATATGAATCCTATAACAAAAGAAGATATCCTAAGAAGAAGTGATATTCTTCTTAATCCAGAATATTTGATATGTGTTACTCCAAATACACACAGAGCCATACATTATGGAAATGAAAATTTATTAATGAAAGATCCAATAGAAAGAAGACCGAACGATACTTGTCCATGGAAACAAAGTTAGAAAAGGAGTGATAATATGGATGAAAGTATTTTAACTTCTATAAAGAAGTTATTAGGTATTAGCGAAGATTACGACTACTTTGATCAAGATATTATTATGCATATAAATGCTGCTTTTATGGTTTTAACACAACTTGGTATTGGTCCTTCTGAGGGTTTTCTCATTACTGATGACACTGATACTTGGAGTGATTTCATTGATGATTCAACCAATTTGGGTTCTATACAAAGTTATGTATATATGAAAGTTAAATTAATGTTTGATCCGCCTCAAAATTCTTTCACTGTAGATTCAATGACTAAATTAGTTAATGAATTAGAATGGAGGCTTAATGTCGCTGCTGATAATTCGGGAGAGGAGGTGAATCAAAATGAATGATGAATTACAACATTATGGAATTCTTGGTATGAAATGGGGAGTTAGAAGAGCAAGAAAAGATAGTGGGTCTACGGGTACTAGAAAAAGAAATAGCAGAATCGAAGATGTGAATGAAGATTATAGGAGAGCACATTCAAAGAAAAGCGTTAAAGATATGAGTGATAAAGAATTAAGAGAAATGATTAACCGTTTACAAATGGAACAGAATTATCAAAGATTATCACAGAATAATATTAGTAAAGGAATGTCATATGTAAAGAAATTTACAGATAACGCTATGACAATTGCTACACTTATAGCAGTACCAGTCACAATTTATAATAATGCTGATAAATTAGCAAAACTTGCTGGAAAATTAAGGTAAAATTCAAAATGAAGTAATAAGAAAGGAGAAACATTATGGCATTATCAAATACAGCTACACCTATTTATTACGGACAGTTTAGAGATGCCGTAATGAGAGGCGAAATACCGGTATGTAGAGAAATCTCCATGGAAATGAATCGTATCGATGATCTTATAGCTAATCCTGGTATATGGTACGATGATGAAGCTATTAATGGGTTTATAGCATATTGTGAAAATGAATTAACTCTAACAGATGGTGGAGATTTACATTTACTAGACACGTTTAAACTTTGGGCCGAACAGATATTCGGTTGGTATTATTTTGTTGAAAGAAGTGTATATGAGCCGAATCCCGATGGTCATGGTGGACGTTATGTAAAGAAAACTATTAAAAAAAGATTAACAACCAAACAATATCTTATAGTAGCCAGAGGTGCTGCTAAATCAATGTACGGTTCTTGCATACAAAATTTCTTTTTAAATGTTGATACAACTACAACACATCAAATAACTACAGCTCCTACAATGAAACAAGCTGAAGAAGTAATGTCTCCAATTAGAACTTCTATAACACGTTCTCGAGGTCCTTTATTTCAATTTTTAACAGAAGGTTCTATACAAAATACTACTGGTTCTAAAGCTAATAGAATGAAATTAGCATCAACCAAAAAAGGTATTGAAAATTTTTTAACTGGTTCATTACTTGAAATAAGACCTATGAGTATAAATAAACTTCAAGGACTTAGATGTAAAATTTCAACTGTTGATGAATGGCTTTCTGGAGACATAAGAGAAGATGTTATAGGTGCTATAGAACAAGGAGCTTCTAAATTGGATGATTATTTAATCGTTGCTATGAGTTCTGAAGGTACTGTTCGTAATGGTAGTGGTGATACAATCAAAATGGAATTAATGGATATATTAAAAGGTGAATACGTTAATCCTCATGTATCTATTTGGTATTATAAACTAGATTCAATAGAAGAAGTTAATAATCCAGAAATGTGGCCTAAAGCAAATCCTAATTTAGGTAAGACAGTCTCTTATGAAACCTATCAACAAGACGTTGAAAGAGCCGAAAAAGCTCCAGCAGCAAGAAATGATATTCTAGCTAAACGTTTCGGAATACCTATGGAAGGTTATACTTATTACTTCACATACGAAGAAACTATACCTCATAGGAAACGAGACTATTGGCAAATGCCTTGTTCATTGGGATGTGACCTTTCACAAGGTGATGATTTCTGTGCATTCACATTTATGTTCCCATTAGGAAATGAACGATTTGGAATTAAAACAAGAAACTACATCTCTTCATCAACTCTTATGAAATTACCAGCAGCAATGAGAATCAAATACGACCAATTTATGATGGAAGGAAGTTTAATAGTTTTAGATGGAACCACCTTAGATATGATGGAAGTTTATGAAGATTTGGATAATCATATAAATGAGTGTGGTTATGATGTACGTTCTTTAGGATTTGACCCATATAACGCTAAAGAATTTGTTGAAAGATGGAAATCTGAGAATGGACCATTTGGTATAGAAAAAGTTATACAAGGAGCTAAAACTGAATCAGTTCCATTAGGTGAATTAAAGAAATTATCAGAAGAAAGAAAACTTTTATTCGATGAAGAATTAATGATGTTTGCTATGGGAAATTGTATAACTCTTGAAGACACAAATGGTAATAGAAAATTGCTTAAGAAAAGATATGAACAAAAAATAGATGCAGTTGCGGCAATGATGGATGCTTATGTAGCTTACAAACTTAATAGAGATGCTTTCGAATAGGAGGTGAAAATTCAAAATGTGGCAATATAATTATAGTGATGATATATATCACTATGGGGTTAAAGGTATGAAGTGGGGTGTTAGAAGAGATAAAGAAGAATTAGATAGATTAGCTGGAAGAGCTTATAAAGTTGAATATAATACGGACCACTCTTACACTATAAAAAAGGGTTCTAAATTTCATCGTGTTACAGCTAACCCAGAAAACGAAAAGACTGGTTATGCATATGTATCTTTTATTGATGAAGATGTAAAAGGATATAGAAAAGAAATTTCAACTTGGTTATATGAAGCCGAGGGAGTAGCTAGGACATTCGATATGACTATGAAAGCTACAAAAGATATAAAAGTAGCTAGTGAGAAAGAAAAAATAGACGCATTTATAGATTTATGTAGTGATAATAAATTAGATTACATGTCTATTATTGTCCAAAAAGAAAGTAGTACTAATAAAGAAGGTAAATTAATTGGAAAACCAGCTAAATTAAAGAAAATTTTAACTAATGCAGGTATTGATGATGATTTGGCGACTTATTATGCTTTATTTTCTATGAATATTTATAAAAACGATACTAATAAAAAACTCTTTATCGATGCGTTGAAAAGTAAAGGGTATGATGCGATAGAAGATATAGAAGATTCCCTATCTCATAGAATAAATCCATTAATAATATTCGAAAGAGAAAATTCATTAAAAGTTACGAAAGTTACAGAACTTCCAGAAGTATATTCCGATACTGATGCGTGGAAAAAAATAAAAGAAGACGCTAAGCTCGCTAATGCTTCTACTAAAGAATATCTTAAAAAACAAGGTATAGAATAGGAGGTGAGAAATTCGAAATGTGGCAATATAATTATAGTGATAATATATATCATTATGGTGTAAAAGGTATGAAGTGGGGTGTTAGACGAAAACGAAAACAAGACACTACGTATGATCATAAAAACGAATTAGATAAAACTGTTTTAAAAACAAAAAACGGTTCTGAAATATCATTAGTAAGACAACCAACTCCTAGATTAACCAAACTTATTGCTAAAATGAGTCCAAAAGTCAGAGACACATTATCTAGAAGTGATATAATGCGGATTAAAGTTAAAGGTAAACCTGTCGGTGATTTACAATTATACAAAGAATCTCCCAAATCTTTAAATATTGTTTGGGTTTCTATAAATAGTAAATATGAAGGTAACGGGTATGGAACTGCTGTAGTTAGAGGTGTAATCGACTATGCTAAGAAAACAAAAATGGAGCAAGTTACTTTAGAAGTGCCTGGCATTTCTCCTAATGCTAGACATATATATGAAAAATTAGGATTTAAAGCAGAGAAGCTTATATCAGATGAAGATGATGTGTGGGGTGGATTAACTTCTATGAAATTAAAACTAGACTAGGAGGTGAAAATTCAAAATGAAGTTTACTGATAGAATTAAGCATAGTTGGAATGCTTTTCTTAATAGAGATCCAACTTATAATTATAGAGATTTAGGCGGTCCTAGTTATGGATATAGACCAGATCGTATGAGATTTACTAGAGGTAATGAACGTTCAATAGTAACTTCTGTATATAATCGTATAGCTTTAGATGCAGCAAGTATTGATATAATGCACGTTCAACTAGATAAAGATGGTAGATTCGAATCTATAAGAGAATCAGCTTTGAATGAATGCTTAACTAAAAATGCTAATATAGATCAAACAGGAAGAGCTTTTATACAAGATGTTGTTATGTCGATGTTAGATGAAGGCTGTGTTGCAATAGTTCCAGTCGATACCACCATTAATCCGAATATCTCAAATTCTTATGAGATTAACACTGTAAGAACAGCAAAGATAGTGGAATGGTATCCCGCTCATGTGAAAGTAAATCTTTATAACGATAGAACTGGACGAAAAGAAGACTTAATATTGCCAAAAAAGACAGTAGCTATTATTGAAAATCCTTTATATGCAGTAATTAATGAGCCAAACTCTACAATGCAACGTCTTATAAGAAAACTTAATTTATTGGATGTTATAGATGAACAGAGTGGTTCTGGAAAATTAGATTTGATTATCCAATTACCATATGTTATAAAAACAGACGCAAGGCGTCAACAAGCTGAACAAAGGCGTAAAGATATAGAAATGCAATTATCTGGATCTAAATATGGTATAGCTTATACTGATGGTACAGAACGTATCACCCAATTAAATCGTTCAGTTGATAATAATTTAATGAAGCAGATTGAATATTTAACGAGTATGCTTTATAGCCAGTTAGGTATTACTCAAGCGATATTAGATGGGTCAGCTGATGATAAAACAATGCTTAATTATTATAATCGTACAATTGAACCAATAGTTTCATCCATAGTTGATGAAATTCAAAGAAAATTTCTAACTAAAACTGCTATAACTCAAAAACAAGCTATTCTTTACTTTAGAGATCCATTCCGACTTGTTCCTGTTAACGAAATAGCAGAAATTGCTGATAAGTTTACTAGAAACGAGATTATGACATCTAATGAAATAAGACAAATAGTTGGAATGAAACCATCTAAAGATCCTAATGCTGATGAACTTAGAAATAAGAATTTAAGTGAATCAAATGAAATGATCAAAGAAAAACAATCAGACAATAATAATTTAGAAGATAATCAAAGTGAAGGAGGAAATCAAAATGGAATATGATTTTAGCGGATGGGCTACTCGAAATAATATTAGATGTTCCGATGGAAGAACTATCCTTAAAGACGCATTCAAACACAATGATGGTCAAACAGTACCATTAGTATGGAATCACGACCATAATGACCCACTTAATGTATTAGGTCATGCATTATTAGAAAATCGTGATGAAGGAGTATATGCTTATTGCACTTTCAATGACACTGATGCAGGTAGAAATGCTAAAGCTTTAGTTGAACACGGAGATGTTACAGCATTATCTATTTATGCTAATCAACTTAAACAACAAGGTCCTAATGTATTACATGGGGCTATTCGTGAAGTAAGTCTTGTATTAGCTGGTGCTAATCCTGGTGCTTTTATCGATTCAATTATCAGACATGGTGAAGAATCAGATGAAGAGGCTATTATTTATACTGGAGAAAATCTAGTATTAGAACATTCACAAAATGCTATAGTGAATGATAAGAACCTAGATGAAGTTAAAGATAATTTTACTCCACCTAGTGGTAATAAAGAAAAAACTGTACAAGATGTGTTTGACACATTAAATGAAGAACAAAAGACTGTCGTATATGCATTAATAGGACAGGCACTTGATGAATCAAATCAAAATGAAAATAATGAAAAGGAAGGTAATGATAATATGAAACACAATGTATTTGATCAAGACCAAAAAGAAAAGGAAAATGTTTTATCTCACGCTGATATGGAAACTATTATATCTGAAGGTAAAAGATATGGTAGTCTAAAAGACAGTTTCTTAGCACATACTGCACAGTATGGTATAGACCACATTGATTATTTATTCCCAGATGCAAAGAATGTAACTAATCAACCAGACTTTATCAAGAGAGATGATAGTTATGTTCAAAAGGTATTAAGAGGGGTACATCATACTCCATTCTCTAGAATAAAGAGTACTCATGCTAACATTACTGCTGATGAAGCAAGGGCAAAGGGTTATATTAAGGGTCACTTAAAGAAGGAAGAAGTATTTACTCTATTAAAGAGAACTACTACTCCTACAACTATTTATAAGAAACAAAAGATGGATAGAGATGACATTATAGATATCACAGATTTCGATGTTGTTGCTTATATCAAAGCTGAAATGAGAATGATGTTAGATGAGGAAATTGCAAGAGCTATATTAGTTGGTGATGGTAGATCTACATCTAGTGACGATAAGATTCCTGAAACAAACATCAGACCAATAGCTAAGGATGAGGATCTATATACTATTAAGGCACCGGTTGCTGTTGCAAAGGATGCTACTGAAGATGCAATTGCTAAAGCTTTCATTAGAACTGTAATAAAAACAAGAAAAGAGTACAAAGGATCTGGTAGTCCAACATTATTTACAACTGAGGATATGTTAACTAACTGTTTATTACTAGAAGATAATAACGGTAGAATAATTTATGATTCAGTTGATAAATTAGCTACAACATTAAGAGTTAAAGAAATAGTACCAGTAGAAGTAATGGAAGGTGTTACAAGAACAGCTGGTGCTAAAAATTTACCATTAATGGCTATATTAGTTAATTTAAATGATTACTATGTAGGTGCTGATAAGGGTGGAGCTATTAACATGTTTGATGACTTCGATATAGATTACAACCAAGAGAAGTACTTGATTGAAACTAGAATTTCTGGAGCTTTAGTTAAACCATATTCAGCTATAGCATTTGAATTAGATAAAGCACAAGCTTAAGAAATTCAAAATGAATAAATTTTATGGTAAAATCGGCTACGCTATATCAGAAGAAACTGTTCCGGGAGTATGGGTTGAACGAATAGTAGAACGTTCGTATTATGGTGATGTAATTCGTAATATTAGACGTCTTCAAAGTTCTGAAAACCTTAACGACGATATAAATGTTTCCAATGAAATTAGCATAGTAGCCGATGCTTTTGCTAATCAAAATTTTCATTCAATGCGATATGTAGAGTATATGGGTACTAAATGGAAAGTATCTAGTATAGAAGTCAAGTATCCAAGATTAATTTTAAGTATAGGAGGGGTTTATAATGGGTAGTAGATTAGAATTACAAAATTTACTAGAGTCTATTCTCGGTAGTAGAAATGTTTACTACCAACCCCCTGAATCAATAAAAATTAAATATCCAGCAATTATTTATAGTCGTAATAATATAGACAATAATTTTGCTGATGATATAGTTTATATGCAAAATCACACTTACCAAATAATAGTGATTGATGCTAATCCAGATAGTGAAATTGTTAATAAAATATCTAAACTTCCTATGTGTAGATATAATAGACATTACACATCTGACAATCTTAATCATGACGTATTTATATTAAATTATTAAGGAGGAATAAAATTATGGCTAAAATAAAATGGGACGAAACTGGCGAAAAGATATATGAAACTGGTGTAAAAAACGGAGTTCTTTATTTACCAGATGAAACTGGAGCATATGTTAAAGGTGTGGCATGGAATGGTTTAACAGCTGTTACAGAATCACCTTCAGGAGCAGAATCAACACCACTATATGCTGATGATATTAAATATGTTGAATTATTCTCAGCTGAAGAATTTGGAGCTACTTTAGAGTGTTACACTTATCCTGACGAATTTGCAGAATGTGATGGTTCAGCAGAAGTAGCACCTGGAGTTATTATAGGTCAACAAAATAGAAAGACATTTGGTTTATGCTATAGAACAACTTTAGGTAATGATGTTAAGGGTAATGAATTTGGTTATAAACTTCATTTAATATATGGAGCTAAAGCATCACCTTCAGAAAAATCTTACAGTACTATAAACGATAGTCCAGAAGCTATCACTTTCTCATATGAAATAACAACAACTCCAGTTAACGTTACAGGACACAAACCAACAGCGTCTTTAACTATAAATTCAACTAAAGTTGAAGCTGGTAAATTACAACAATTAGAAGCATTATTATACGGTGGAGATAGTGCTGAAGCTAAACTACCACTACCAGATGAAGTTATTAATTTATTAAAAAATAATGGTTAATATTATAATATATGATTGTGACTCCGTTTGAATTACGGAGTCTTTTAATTTTTAAAAATGAAAGGAGTAAATATTATGTTAAAAAAGAATATAAAATATACTGATTATAATGGTGTTGAAAGGAATGAAGATTTCTATTTTAATCTATCAAAAGCAGAAGTTACTGAAATGGAATTAACTACAGCTGGTGGATTTGCTGAAATGATTAATAAAGTGGTTGCTACACAAGATGTACCATCAATAATAAAAATATTTAAAGAACTTATATTAAAAGCTTATGGTGAAAAGAGTCCTGATGGAAAGAGATTTATTAAGTCAGAAGAATTATCTAGAGAGTTTTCACAAACAGAAGCTTATTCAAATTTATTTATGGAATTAGCTACAGATGCTGAAAAAGCTGCTGAATTTGTAAATGGTATAACACCAAAAATTGATAAATAGAAGGAGTGATTATAATGCTTCAAATAACTATTCCTGGAGTAGAGAAATGGGATGAGGATAAAGAAGAATTTGTTTATACCAAATCGCGAACAATAAGTTTGGAGCATTCACTCGTTTCAATTTCAAAATGGGAATCGAAATGGTGTAAATCATATTTTTCTACTAGAGATAAAACAACAGAAGAAGTCATTGATTATATTAAATGTATGACTATAACACAAAACGTTCCAGATTATGTCTATGAAAACCTTACAAATGGTAATATTGCTGAAATTTCAGCTTATATAGAAGCACCTATGACTGCTACCACATTTTCTAATGACAACTCAAAACCTAATAGAGAAATAATTACAACCGAAATTATTTATTATTGGATGATAAGTTTAAATATTCCAATGGAGTGTCAAAAATGGCATATTAATAGATTACTAACTTTAATAAGAGTGTTCAATATTAAAAATGCTCCTCCTAAGAAAATTAATAAAAATGAAATTCTACGACGTAATGCTGAATTGAATGCAGCTCGTAGAAAGAAAATGCATACGAAAGGGTGATTTATAATGACTATGAATGGTATCGATATATCTAATTATCAAAGTGGTATTAATTTACATGAGGTTCCAGCAGATTTTGTAATTGTTAAAGCTACAGAAGGTAATTATTATATTTCTGGGGATTTTAAAAGACAGACTAATCAAGTTATAGAAACTGGAAAGTGTTTAGGATTCTATCATTATGCTAATGGCGGAGATGTAGCACAAGAAGCTAATTTCTTTATAAATGCAATAAAAGATTATATAGGACAAGGTATTTTAGTTTTAGACTGGGAATCTCAAAACAATCCTTTATTTGGTGTTGATGATTTTAATTGGTGTAAGCAATGGTGTGATTATGTAGCAAATAAAACAGGCATTAAACCAATAGTGTATATTCAGAAGAGTGCTATGGATAGAGTAAAAGGTATAGGTGATTATGGTCTATGGATTGCACAATATGCTGATATGAATCCTACAGGATATCAAAATGAACCTTGGCAAGAAGGAGCTTATGAGTGTGTTATAAGACAATATTCATCATGTGGTCAGTTAAATGGTTATTCTGGATATTTAGATTTAGATAAAGCTTATATAAATAGAGAAGAATGGAATAAGTATGCTGGTAAAACCGAATCAGCTCCAGTAGTAAATAATCCAATGGGTTCAACTTTAGATTTAGTAGTTGCTACTTTACAAGGATGTTATGGTAATGGAGATGCTAGAAAAGGAGCTTTAGGTTCAAGGTATAACGAAGTTCAAAATTTTATAAATCATATAGCAAACGCAGGAGCTTATACTTTAGCTAGTGAAGTCATGAATGGTAATTACGGAAATGGTGATACTAGAAAAGTTGTACTAGGTTCTAGATATGAAGAAGTACAAAACATTATAAATAATGAATTTTCAGTTGTATATCATGTTGTAGAAGAAGGAGAAAATTTATCAACTATAGCTGCCAAATATGGAACAGATTATTTAACAATCGCTCAAATGAATGGAATTGTGAATCCTAATATTATTTATCCAGGACAAAAATTAAGAGTTAAGTAGAGATTTCAAAATGATAAAGATTATTCAAAAGGGTGATTTTAAAAAATCAATAACTTATATGGAAAAGCTAAAAGAGGCTATTCGTTTGAATGCTTTTGATAAATATGGACGAGAGGGTGTAAGTGCTCTTTCGTCTGCTACACCTGTTGATTCTGGTAAAACTGCTAGTTCATGGTATTACAAAATAGAAAGAACTAAAAATACAATAAGTATTACTTTTTATAATTCTAACGTTAATGAAGGTGTTCCTATAGCCATCATTCTACAGTACGGCCACGGTACTGGGACTGGTGGTTGGGTTGAAGGTAGGGATTATATAAATCCTGCTATTCAACCTATATTTGATAAAATGGCAGAAGAAGCATGGAAGGAGGTAACTAATGTATGAGTAAGGAAATTGATGAAAAAGTTGTTCGGATGCAGTTTGACAATAGTAATTTCGAATCCAATGTTCAAACAAGTTTAGGCACTATTGGTAGATTAAAACAAAGTTTAAATTTCTCAAATTCTTCTAAAAGCTTAGAGAATATTGGAGCTGCTGCTAAATCAGTTAATATGTCACCTCTTTCAAATGCTGTTGAAACTGTTCAAAATAAATTTTCAGGTTTAGAAGTTATGGCAGTAACAGCTTTAGCCAATATAACTAATTCAGCTGTTAATGCTGGAAAAAGATTAATCTCAGCTTTAACTATTAATCCAATTAAAGATGGGTTAAGTGAATATGAATTGCAAATAAAATCTGTACAAACAATAATGGGTAATACTGGTAAAGATGTAAAAACAGTAAATAAAGCATTAGACGAACTTAATGATTATGCAGATTTAACTATTTACAATTTTTCTGAAATGACTCAAAATGCAGGTATGTTCACAGCAGCTGGCGTTGGATTGGAAGACACTATGACTGCTATTAAAGGTATTGGTAACTGGGCTGCTTATGCTGGAGCCAGTTCTAGTGATATGTCTAGAGCAACTTTCCAATTAGGTCAAGCTTTATCATCTGGTGTAATACGACTTCAAGACTGGATGTCTATAGAACATACTGCTGGTATGGCTGGTGAAAAATACAAAGAGGCATTCATGGAAACTGCCAGACAACATGGAATAGCAGTTGATGATATAGTGGCTGCAAATGGAAGTTTTAGAGAATCACTTAAAGATAATTGGTTAACTACTGATATATTCTTAGAGACTATGCAAAGATTTGCCAATGATCAAAGTATGACTGACGCTGCTACTAAAGTTAAAACATTTACTGATTTAATGGGAACTTTAAAAGAAGCTTTAGGTACTGGTTGGGCTTCAAGTTGGAGAATTATCATAGGTGATTTCGAGGAAGCAAGAGATTTATGGACTAGCGTTAGCGACACTCTTACTGGGTTTATTAATAAATCAGCAGATGCACGTAATAAAGTATTGAATGATTGGAAAGATTTAGGTGGTCGTACAAATTTAATAGAAGGTATTAAAAATGCATTTGAAGGAGTATTATCAGTTGTTAAACCAGTAAAAGAAGCTTTTTCAGAAGTATTCGACTCAATAAGTGGATCCGACTTAGCTAAATTTACAGAAGGTTTTAAAAATTTAACTGATAAATTTAAGTTGAGTGAAACCACATCAAATAATTTAAAAAGAACTTTTAAAGGTTTATTTTCTATATTTAATATTTGTAAAGAAGCAATTGTAGCCATTGGTAAATCATTATCACCAGTTATTGAATTTATAGCCAAATTAGTAGACTCATTTTTAAGTGTAACTGCTGTTATTGGTGATTATATATCAGCTTTTAGTGATGCAATAGAACAATCAGGTATATTTAAAGATGTCATAGGTGGTGTTCTTAAATTATTAGAACCAGTGGGAAAAGCGGTAGATAAAGCTGGAGAATTTGTTAAAAAGTTTTTTAATAGTATAAAAACTATTGACGCTTCTGATTTAACCAGTATTGGGAAAGCTATATCAAATGCTTTTGAGCCAGTTAAAGGAGTCGGTGATTTTATCGATGTTGTATTCGAAGGCATAGGTAAAGCTGTGCAAAGTTTTGGTCCTGGTATAAGTGAAGTATTTAGTAAACTTGCTGACGCATTGTCTAATTTATTTACTTTCGATTCAGCATCATCATTTATGGATTTATTAATATCTGGATCATTAGTTAAAGCTATCAAAAGCATTAAAAAAGTATTTGATAGTGTTAATGATACAATATCATCTGTTGGTGGGATAGGTAAATCAATTAGTGATATGTTTAATACTGTTGGTGATACATTGAAAGTTTGGCAAGAAAGTATAAAAGCTGATAAATTAATTAAAATAGGTAAAGCTATTGCATTACTTGCTGGATCTTTATTAGTTATTTCATTAATAGATAGTGATAAATTAGGAAGTTCGTTATCTGCTATTGGTGGTTTAATGACAGAATTAATGGCTGGTCTAGCAGTATTAGAATTAATTCAAAATAAAATTAAAACCCCAGCTGAAGGTTTAAAAAATGTATTTAGTAGTGGAGTTTTAGGTAATCTTATAGGTTTGTCAGTAGCAATTCTTATATTATCCGCTGCAATGAAAAGCCTTTCTGAGTTAGATTGGGAGGAAATAGGTAAAGGTCTTCTTAGTATAGCAGGTCTTTGTGGAATTTTAGTTGGCTCAGCAAAATTGATGTCTTCTAGTTCAAAAGATTTAGCTAAATGTGGTACTAATTTAATTATGTTTGCAGCCGCAATAGGTGTTTTAAGTTTAGTAGTTAAATCATTAGGTAAAATAGATACTGAATCATTAATCAAAGGATTAGTTGGTGTTGGTGTTCTTTGTGCTGAATTAGCAGTATTTTTAAAAACAGCAGACTTTGATCAACTGGGTATCCTTAAAGGTACAGGATTACTACTTTTAGCAACATCATTAGTTGTATTAACACAAGCAGTGGAACAACTTTCTGGATTAAATATTAATGAATTAATTAAAGGATTAGGTTCAATAGCTGTAATGTTATCTGAAATAGTGATATTTACTAAACTTATTGGTAATCCAAGTGGTATGATTTCCACAGCAACTGGAATGTTAATAATTGGTGCAGCAATGAATGTGTTAGCCGTCGCTGTTGAAAAATTAGGAAATTTATCTTGGACCGAAATAGGAAAGGGCTTATTGACAATGGCTGGTGCTTTATTAATAATAGCCGGTGCAGTAAACATAATGCCTAACAATTTACCAATAATTAGCGTTGGTTTAACTGTTATGAGTGTTGCTCTTATAGGTTTAGCAGCTGCCCTTAATATGATGGGAGATATGTCCTGGGAAGGAATAGCAAAAAGTCTTGTAACTTTGGCTGGTTCGTTAGTAATATTAGCCGCTGCTATGACAGTAATGACTGGTACACTTGCTGGTGCGGCAGCTTTATTAATTGTTGCTGGTGCTCTTAGAATATTAGCACCTGTGTTAGTTGCATTTGGTAATATGAGTTGGGGACAAATAGCTGCTGGATTAATAATGTTGGCTGGTGCTTTTACAGTAATAGGTGTTGCTGGTTTATTACTAACTCCACTTGCACCTACCCTTTTGATGTTAGGTGCAGCAATAACTTTAATAGGTGTTGGATGTTTAGCCGCTGGTGCTGGAATTACAGCGTTTGCTGCTGGATTAGCAAGTCTAATTGCAAGTTTATCAACTGTCGGGTCAAGCATTCAAGATTTTATAAATACTCTAATTGAATCTATTCCATTACTTATACAAAAACTCGGTGAGGGATTTGTAAAGTTCGTAGAGGTAATAGTTCAAAATGGACAGGTTATAACAGATGCATTTGTAACCATTCTTACAGCATTAGTTACTGCAATAGGAGAAGTTGTACCTTTAATAGTTGATGCATTACTCAATATTTTAACTCAGTTTCTAGAATCAATAGCAGAATATTCACCAAGAATAGTTAGTGCGATTGCCGAAACGTTAGTAAGTTTGATTGAAACATTAGCTGAATATACTCCACAATTTGTTTCAGCTGGAGTTGATTTAATAACTGGATTTATAGACGGTTTATCTGAAAATATACCAAGAATAGCTGATTCAGCAACAAATTTAATTATAACTTTCTTAGATGCAATTTCGACACATGTTCCTGAAGTAGTTGACGCTGGAATGCAGATGATTATAGAGTTGATAAATGGTATGGCTAATGCTATTTCATCTAATACTCCACAATTAGTTTCAGCAATGCAGAATCTAATTAATGCTATTATAGATGCTGGAGTTGCAGTTTTAACAGGTTCTGTTAGTACTTTCTTATCTAAAGGTGGGGAACTTATAGGTGGATTAATAGACGGTATAAAAAGTAAAATTGGAGATGTTGTTAGTGCTGTTGGTTCTATAATCTCAAGCTGTAAAGAAGGTTTGGCAAATATTGGTTCAGAATTTATAAGTATTGGTTCAAATATTATAGATGGTTTAGTTTCAGGTATAAAAAGTGGAATAAGTAGTGTAGCATCAGCTATATCTGACGTTGCATCAAGTGCTGTTTCTAAAGCAAAATCAGCATTAGGTATTCATTCACCTTCTAAGGTATTTGCTGAAATTGGTATGTATTCTGATAAAGGTTTAGCTAAAGGTTTGATAAAATATTCTAATGTAGTAACTAAAGCTGCTGGAAATGTTGCTAATAATATGATAGATGTCATGAATAATTCTATATCTAAAATATCAGTAGATGGATTAGACTCACAACCTACTATTAGACCTGTATTTGATATGTCTTCTGTGGAAGAAGGTGCTAATGCTATAAATAGTTTATTTGATAAACAACAAATGGTATCATTGGGAATTCAAAATGGAGGTAATATTAATGCTATATCAAATGCAATGAAATATGGTAAAGTTACTACTACAAATGATGATTTAGTATCAGCTATAAACGATCTTAAACGAGCTATAAATGGTTATTCCGGAAACGAATACAATATTAATGGTATTACTTACGATGATGGAAGTAATATTTCAAATGCTGTTAAATCAATAATAAGAGCTGCTAAGGTAGAAAGGAGGAGATAGGTATGGCTACCGAAAATATATATTATACAGTCGTCTGGGGCGACACGTTATGGGATATTGCTAATAGATACGGAACAACTTATCAAGAATTGGCCCGTATAAACGGTATTCCAAATCCTGATTTGATATATGTAGATCAAGTATTAATAGTTGGAACAAGAGAAGCTGGTGGTACGAGTAGTATTCCTACTCCTACTCCACCTAAAAGTACCACTTATAGAGTAGATATATGGGCTTTTGGTCTTCAAGCAAATACCGATCGTACAGTATTCGCTGTTTGGAATTTCTCAAAAGAACATACTAAAGAATATCATGTTCGATGGTTCTATGATACTGGACAAGGTATATGGTTTACTGGTAATGATAGTCGTACAACGGAGCAACAATCAACATATAATGCACCAACTAATGCTATAAGAGTAAAAGTAATAGTTAGACCTATTTCTGAAACTTATAAAGTAAACGATGTTGATACTGCTTATTGGACTGGTGATTGGTGTACAGAAAAAAGTTATGATTTCATCAATAATCCCCCAGGAGTTCCATCAACACCAAGCATAACCATTGAAAAATATAAACTTACAAGCGAACTTAGTAACTTAAATGTAAACGCTTCTCATATTCAATTTCAAATAATTCAAAATGATACAGTTACATTTAATACTGGATTAGCTGAAATCATTACAAATAGTGCATCATATTCTTGTAATGTAGATGCTGGTAATGAATATAAGGTTCGTTGTCGTTCATACAGACAGAGGGATAATTATTATAGTGATTGGTCAGAATACACTAATAATGAAACTACTATTCCATCTGCACCAACTGCTATTACTACTTGTAGAGCAAATTCAGAAACATCAGTATATTTAGAATGGGATGCTGTAATAAGTGCTGAAACATATGAGATAGAATACGCAATTAAAAAATCATATTTCGATGGGTCTGACGCAACTACATCAGTAACTGGTATAACTACTAATCATTACGAAAAGACTGGATTGGATTCTGGAGAACGATATTTCTTTAGAGTTAGGGCTGTGAATGCTAAAGGTTCATCTGGATGGTCTGAAATATCATCAGTGGTTATAGGTACAAAACCATCTGCTCCAACAACTTGGTCTTCTACCACAACTCTTATAGTTGGTGAGCCATTAAATTTATATTGGGTGCATAATTCTGAAGATGGTTCAAGTCAAACTTATGCTGAACTTGAAACTATAACCAATGGACTTACTGAAACTCATACTATACAAAATAGTGATGATGTTGAAACAAAAGACAAGACAAGTTCATACCCTGTAAATACTTCAACTTATACTGAGGGTAGTAATATATTATGGCGTGTAAGAACTGCTGGTATAACTTTACAATATGGACCATGGTCAGTTCAAAGAAGTGTTAATGTATATGCTCCACCAACATTACAATTAAGTGTATTTGATTCAGCTAATAATCCAATTCAAACATTAACTTCATTTCCTTTCTATATAAAAGGTGTAGCTGGACCATCAACCCAAGAACCAATTGGTTATCATGTATCTATAACTAGCATGAATGTATATGAAACTGTTGATAATATTGGTAACATCAAAATGGTTAATAAAAACGAAGAAGTATATTCTAAACATTTCGATACTTCCGACATATTATTGCTTGAAATGTCTGCTAGTAATATTGATTTAGAAAATAATATGGCTTATAAAATTACAGTTACTGTTTCTATGAATTCAGGATTAACAACTGAAGCCTCATCCCAATTTACAGTTGCTTGGACTGATGATAAATATGAACCTAACGCTGATATTGGTATCGATAGCGAAACTTTAGTAGCTCATATAAGACCATATTGTGTTAACGAGGACAATGTTCTTATAGAAGGTGTATCTTTAGCTGTTTACAGACGAGAATTTGATGGTTCGTTTGTAGAAATAGGAAGTGGTTTAAATAATACAAGTAATACTTTTGTTATGGATCCACATCCATCATTAGATTTTGCTAGATATAGAATAGTTGCAATAACTAATGATACAGGTTCAGTAAGTTTCTACGATGTTCCTGGATACCCTGTAAATGAAAAAGCAGTGATTATTCAATGGGATGAAGAATGGAGTAATTTTGATGTATCAAATGATACTGTGTTAGCTGAACCTCCTTGGTCTGGTTCATTATTAAGACTGCCATATAATATAGATGTTTCTGATAATCATGACGCAGATGTATCATTGATAAATTATATTGGAAGAAAACATCCAGTAAGTTATTATGGTACTCAACTTGGAGAAACTTCGACTTGGAATTTAGAAATTATTAAGAGTGATAAAGAAACATTATACGGTTTAAGACGTTTAGCTATATGGATGGGAGATGTATATGTTAGAGAACCATCTGGTAGTGGTTACTGGGCTAATATCTCAGTATCATTTAGTCAAACACATTGCGAATTAACTATACCTGTAACATTGAATATAACAAGGGTGGAAGGAGGAATATAAATGGCTGATTGGACTTCAACAATGCAACAAACATTTGAGTATTATATTGTAGACCCTTGGACGTGGAAAGAAACAAAATTATTGGATAATGTTACTGCATGTACTATAGAACGAGATTCAACTGCTGAAACACTTGGTTCTGCTACTATTGATGTTGTAGAATCAGTTGGAGAATGTTATATAAGAGTATATCTAGTAACAATTCAAAATGGATTAAAAGAGAAACATCCTTTAGGTACATTTTTAGTACAAACCCCATCATCTAGTTTTGATGGTAAGATAAGAAATGTTTCAATGGATGCTTATACGCCTTTATTAGAATTAAAAGAGAACCAACCACCTCTTGGATATTCTATAATGAAAAACCAAAATATAATGACTATGGCGAGCCGATTAACTCAAGAGCATTGTAGAGCACCGGTTATATCAGCAAATAATTCTCAAACCCTTTACAACGATTTTGTAAGTGATCCAAACGATACTTGGATAACTTTTTTAAAAGATTTAATTTCTAATGCTAAATATGACTTTGGTTTAGATGAAATGGGTCGTGTTATATTTTTACCACAACAAGATGCTGCTTCTTTACAACCAGTATGGACTTATAATGATGATAATAGTTCTATATTATATCCTGATTTCGATATGGAACATGATTTATATGGGATACCAAATGTTGTAGAAGTAATATATTCTAGTGGTCGTGATAATTATTATGCAAAAGTAGTTAATGACGATATTGATAGTCCTATTTCAACTGTTAATAGAGGACGTGAAATAGTTTATCGTGTAACCGACCCAGATTTAATTGGGGATCCTACTGAAAATCAAATACAAGAATACGCTGATAATTTATTGAGAGCATTATCTTCTATAGAATACACCGTATCATATAAACATGGTTATTGTCCTGTTAGAGTAGGTGATTGCATAAGATTGAATTATGCTAGAGCTGGAATAAATAATATTAAAGCTAAAGTTATTAGTCAATCTATAGAATGTATACCTGGGTGTCCAGTAACTGAAAAAGCAGTATTTACTACTAAATTATGGAGGTGATGAAATATGGGTTTGTCTAATGACCTTATAACACAATTTGTAAAGGTTACTAATGATAAGAAAGAAGAGAAAAAAGAAACAGTTGTGTATGGAACTGTAAAAACGGTTGATGGTGTAGATTATGTTCAATTAGATGGTTCTGAACTTTTAACCCCTGTTTCATCCACAACTAATATAGCTGATGGCGAAAGAGTAACTGTTATGATAAAAAACCATACAGCAACTGTTACTGGTAATATAACATCGCCATCACCTAGTGGTAGTGATTTAAATAATGTTCTAGACCAAATATCCGAATTTGAAATAGTGGTAGCTGGAAAAGTAAGTACTGAACAATTAGAAGCTGAATCTGCTAGAATAGATAATCTTATAGCTGAAGATGTATTAATAAAAAATAAATTAGTTGCTGCAGAAGCATCTATTGGTACTTTAACAACTGATAATGCAACAATAAACGAAAAACTAACTGCTGCTGAAGCTGATATAGATGATTTAACAACTACTAAATTAGATGCTGAAATTGCTAAGGTGACTTATGCTACCATAACTAACTTAGATGCAACCAATGCTGAAGTTCATACTTTAAAATCTGATTTTGGTACATTTGAAGAATTATCTACTAATACGTTTAGTGCTCATGCTGCTGATATAGAAAATTTGAAAACTAATAAACTCGATGCAGCCTCAGCAGATTTAAAATATGCTAATATTGATTTTACAAATATTACAGAAGCATCAGTAGAAAATTTATTCGCTAAATCTGGTATGATTAAAGATTTGGTTATGAGTAGTGGTTCAGTTACTGGTGAATTAGTTGGTGTTAGAATAAAAGGTGATTTAATAGAAGCTGGAACGCTTAAAGCTGATAAATTAGTTGTTTTAGGAACAGATGGTTTATATTACAAACTTAATGTTAGTGGATCAACTGTAGAGACAGAACAAACTCAGTACAACAGTATTAATGGTAGTATTATAACTGCCCAATCTATAACAGCTAACAAAATCCATGTTGATGATTTGAAAGCTTTTAATGCCACAATTGGAGGATTCAAAATAACCGATAATTCTATATATTCTGGAGTAAAATCATCTATAAATAATACTACTAGAGGGATATATTTGGATACTGATGGTCAAATTATGTTTGGTGACACATCTAATTTTGTAAAATTTTATAAAGACACATCTGATCCAGATGAACGATATAAATTAGATATATCAGTAAGTAATCTTTCAATAGGAAGTAGTGGTAAAAGTGTTGAATTAGTTATTAATAGTCTAGAAAATCAAGTTAACAATTGTGTTAAAACAGAAGATTTAGATACTATAAACTCTTCCATTGATGAACGTATAGAAAGTGCTAAAACAGATGTTATTGCAAATATAAATAATAAATATGTTGAAGTTAGCGAAATAGATAAAATATATCAGACTGTCCAAACTATGATTGAAAAATCAGATGAAGATATAACTTTTACGTTCCAAGGAATAGCATCTGATATTCAAAATGAAATAGTTCTTAATCAACAGAATTTTGAGCGTTACATTAGATTTTCAGAAGAAGGAATAGAATTGGGAGAAATTGACTCTCCTTTTAAAACTAATATATCCAATACTGAAATATATTTTTCACAATCAGGTAAAAAAATAGCCTACATTTCAAATAGTAAACTTTATATTTTAGAAGCCGAATTTATTAATAAAATGTCTATAGGTTCCGAAGGAGTAGGATATTATGATTGGGTTATACGTAAAAATGGACATCTAAGTCTAAAATTAAGAGGGGGTGCTAATTAATGGGTAGTAAAAATATAAGCGGACGTTCTTATGTAAAAGCTGATCATGACTTTTGGGCAGATATGTCTTTTTCGGTTTGGGAAGAATCTACTTCTGTAGAAAATAATACATCAAGAATAAAATATGAATTTTATGCTTCTCAAAGAACTGGTTTCTCATTTACGGGTACAACCAGAAATCCAGCTGGTAGAGTAGTCGTAAACATTAATGGTAAAGACGTTGATTCTGCTAATATAGGTCTTATAAGTTACGGAACAGGTGAATGTTATAAACAAGGTTATGTAAATGTTCCTCACAATGCTGATGGTACAAAAGAAATGAGCTTTTCTATAAGAATGGATGAAGTTACGGGAAATTACTCGGGAGATACTTGGAAATATGGAGCTGCATCAGTTAGTAGCACTTTATGGTTAGCGACTATACCAAGAGCAAGTTCAATATCAGTAACCAGTGGTAGTGGTACAAAACCTGGAGCGGGTTCTATAAATCTATCTATTTCTAGAGCCAGTTCAGCATTTACCCATACTGTTACATGGTCTTATCATGATTTAACAGGAACAGTAGGAACTGGAATTGGAACCAGTGTTACTTGGGATGTTCCGTTAAGTTTTATTGAAAAATCTCCATCTGCTGATAGTTGGATGACATTTGTTTGTAAAACTTATAGTAACGGTACTGAAATTGGTTCTAGCTCGTGTACGGCTAATATCGGACATTATCAACCAAGTTCTATATCGAATTATACTTCTAATATAATTTGTAACGGAACAAACACCATAGATGTAACTATTTCTAGAGGACATTCTAGTTTTGTTCACGATGTTGAATGGGTTTTTGGTTCTCATAAATATAAAAAGACTAATCAAGGAACATCGTCATCGTATGCCCCACCAACATCATGGTTAGATGTAATATCATCAGCTAACTCTGGAATTGGTAGTGTTGTTGTAACAACTTATTATAAAACAACTAAAATTGGTTCTGTAACATCACCGAATTTCACGTTAAATGTTCCAGATTACACACCGACGTTAGAAAGTGTTACCGTTGATAAACTTCAACCCGATAGTATGAGCACATGGGGTATTTTTGTTCAAAATAAATCAAATGCAAAATTCACTTTTAATAATGCCACATCAAGTTATTATGCAACTATAAAACTATATAGTATTGAAATAGATGGTATGACAATATCCAGCGATACTAATATTGTACAAACTAAACGATTACCTACAGCTGGGACTATAAAATATACGGCAAAAATATATGATAGTAGAAATAGATCTTTTTCATTAACAGGTTCTATTGAAGTTCAGGCTTTGGTTATACCAAAATTAGTATCCGAAGATATTAGTAGATATAATGGAACTGCTAAAGATGATGATGGTGAGCAGTTATATTTTAATGTATCGTTTAGTTATGAAACTTATAATAATCTAAACAGTACAACAAATAAAATTTATATTCGCCCATCGGTAGCAACTAACTTCACTGAATACGGAACATTTCAAAATGGAACAACTTTAATAATTTCAGATTATACATTTTCAATGATTGAATCATATGATATTAAAATAGTTGTCATCGATACTTTAGATAATAAATTAGAGCATATATTTAATCTAAGTGTATCATATGCTATTATTGATATTTCTAATACAGGTAATGGTATTGGTTTATTAACTATGTCCAAAATAGAGGGAAGTATAGAGTTGGGTGGAAACCTTTATGCTTATGAAGATATAATTGGTGAAAAATCTATTAAAATTCAACCCGATAAAAATAGTAAAATACCGATGTTTGAATCAAGCTCAATAGGTAATTTTATGCAATCGTTAACATTAGCTAATGATTATACAAGTTGGTCTACAGGCAAATCAATTGGTGGAACTTATATAAAACTATGGCAAAATGGAACTGTTTCTTCAATAACAGTTGGCAATAATAGTTCTAATAGTAAATTAATGCCTACAAATTTACAAACTGGTTATGTGATGACCGATACTAGCAGCCGTTCAGATGGAGCTATAATAAGTAATAATAAAGATAACAAAAATTGGACCTGTTTTAGACTTTATAGAAATGGAAGCCAAGCTTTATTCGGTATAAATGATGGTAATCCTACAATAGAAAGATGGAAGCCGAATGAAAATCGTTTCAATACTAAAATTGAGCTCTTAGAAAACAATTTGCAATATATTTCATCAAACGGTTATGCTGCTGTTATTAAAGTCAACGACTCTGATAATCATGGCGGAATAAAAATAGGTAACAGTACAGCTTACTTGAAATGGCTACGAAATATTGAACAAATTCAAGTTAGAAATAATGCAGATAATGCATATGTATCAATTGCAGCTGGTGGTTTTGTAAATGGTTCAAAGAAAAAATTCAAAGAGAATATAGAAGATGTAAATGATGATGTTATAAACAATATTGTGATGGATAACGATATAAAAAAATACAATCTTATTAGTGAAAGAGAAGAAATTGAAAGACTTGAACAAGAAGCTGAAGAACAAGGCATAATATTAGATCCAGATCAATTACGAATTAACGAAAAAGCAGGATTAATATTAGAAGATTTGACTGATGAAGCTAAACAAATACTTAATCCAGAAAGAACAGAAGGTATTGATTTATATACTATGATTTCATTATTGTGGAGGCATAATCAAATACAACAAAACAAAATTGATTGTCTTGAAGCTAAACTTGATATGTTAGTATACCAAATAAATAATTTATAATTAGAAAGGGGATTTCAAAATGAATAAAGATATAAATTTAGTTATAGAGGAGACTAAAGCAGAATTATTAAATTTTGTTAATAATAAATTACAAGTTTTACCAATATCTGTTATGGATTTAATAATAGATAATATATCTATACAATTAAAGAGGGAAATTATTAAAACCATTAACAATAAAGAACCACAACAAAATGATAAAAACGTGGAAAAACTTAACGAACATGATTACTCAGCATAAATAAAAAGGGGTGTTTATGATGAACAATATAATTGCATATGTATTAATTGATAAAAATGGGGATATTACTAGGTATTCTAATATCCCTGGAACAGGAATATCTGTAATACAAGATAATCCCATTATAGATATGTCAAAATTATTTGGATACAAGATAGTTATCGGTGATGGTAATAAAAAGCATTTAGTTTTTGATGATGAAAAATACAATAACTATTTGAAAAAGGAAAATGAAAAAGTTGAAATGGAAAAGGCAAATACTCAGTTAAATATTTTAGCTAAAGAACAACTTTTACCTATTCTTACAGATGAAGTGGCTTATACTGTTAGAATGCTATATCCAGAGTTTGAAATTGGAATTGTTTATAAAGTTGGAGAGCGTATAATGTATGCAGGTAAATTTTATAAAGTAATATTAGAGCATACTTCACAAGCAGATTGGACTCCTGATGTAGCGGTTTCATTATTTGTGGAAATAGCTGATCCATCTATAGAATATCCAGAATTTGTGCAACCAACATCAACCGAAACTGCATATATGAAAGACGATAAAATAACATTCAACGGTGCTAAGTATATTTCATTAGTGGATTATAATGTTTATTCCCCAACCGATTATCCAAATAATTGGCAATTAGTAAATGATTGATAGTAAAAAAAGGGGGGTTTTGAATGGAAACCATAAGTATAGCATTAATGTGTACTATTTTAAGTGTAGTAATTTCATATCTTACCTTTAGAAAAAATAACAAAAAAGAAATAGAATCTGAAACTGCAGAACGGATAGAAATGAAAATTAAACTAGATTATATTTCAAAAGGAATAGATGATATTAAATTAAACGATAAGGTACGAGATGATAATTTAAAAAAGATGGACCAACGGTTAATAATAGTAGAAGAAGAAATTAAAACTATATTTAAAAGAATAAATTCCAAGGATGGTGAACAATAAAATATGAAAGATTTTATTAAAAAGTTAACTAATTTAATTGAAGTTAAAAAGGTTATAGCGTTATTAGTGGTAATAGTATTTTGTATATTAGCATTATGTAACAAGATCGATCCATCTATTTATACAAATGTAGTAACATTAGTTATTGGATATTATTTTGGACAAAGTACAACTAGACAAGCTATTAATGAAAATAATAAACAACCCTAAAATTTGTTCGCTAAAATTACATTTCCTTTTATGAAGGGAGTTGATTATAATATGAAAAACAATATTATGGAATATGCTACAGCATTTGCTACATTATCAGCAGGGGTGTTAATGTTATCATTTGTTCCAGCTGCATTAGGTATAAGACAAGTACAGAAAGCAGAAAGTTTTAACAAAATTGCAGATGGACATAGAATGTTATCATTAGCAAAAACTTATGATGCTAAAGCAGCTGCTAAAGCTATAAAAGAAGTTAAGAAAATATTATAAAAACTACTAAATAAGATTGAGCCTTACATGGGCTCTTTCTTTTTATTTTTTCACGCGAAATTTACATATCCTATAATGAAAAGAATAGATTTATATTTTAAAGGAGATATTATTATGACAAATAATCAAATTAATGAATTAAATGAACTTTTAAAGGATCATGCTGAAACTTTAACAGCATTCGGTGATGAATTATTAAATAACGGAATGAAGATGGGTTCAATTGCTGGTTGTTTAGGAACTTATTTAGGCATTGGTATTAGTTTATCAGCATTTTATATCGCAAAGAAAATAAAATCTAAAAAATCCAAAAAAGAAGAGTCTAATGAAGAGGAATCTTAATATAGAGGAGTCTTACAAAGACTCTTTTTTTCACGTACAAAATACATACCCTTTAATGAAAGAAAATAAAATTTTAAATTAAAGGGGGATGTTTTTATGAAAAAAATGATATGTTTATTAATGGTTTATTTTATGGTGACAGTTTTTAGAATTAGAAATTTTATGATTAAATTTGAATTGGAAGTTAAAGAAATTATATGTGTTGTAAAAGAAAAAGCTATATTTATAGTAAAACAAGCATGTGTAATAGTATTAAAGATATACCAATCTAAAGTTATACCTGAATATGGTAAAATTGTAAGTGGTATATGTGGAATTGTAATGTTTATAACAAAGAGCAGTTATGTATTTAAACTTTGCAGAATAGTAATGAAAATCAATTTGGCTTTAAACATTATGGATAAATTATGTTATATCGGAATACTTATATGTGTTTGATTAAATTACTTAAATATAGAAGAGAGCTAGTCAATTTGACTAGGTGATAGACTTTTATCACATTCTTTTCTTTTTCACGCGAAATTTACATATTGTATTATGAAGAGACAGAAGTGGTGAGACACGAATGTAGTAATTTAAATATTACCGCCTCTATGAGAGTTCGATGCTCCTCATAGACTGTTTCTTTTTATTTTAAAATTTTAAAGGAGATGTTTTTATGTTAATTAGAAAAAGAAGGAGAAAAGACGACAGTAAATTATTAGTGGCTATTGCAGTAACTATGATATGTATATCAATTGCTTTTATTGGCATGATATTCGAAAAGAACGAATCTAAAACTAAAGAAGTTAAACCCGAGAAAGAAGTGGTTGAAACTATTGAAGTACAAGAGGAAGAAGAAATTAAGGATGAAATTATAACTATGGACAATGAAAAATTCAAATATTATATGACCACTAAAATGTCAAGTGCAGAATATGCTGAATATTTCAAAACTATTGAAGAACAAGAAGTCGAATTTGATGGGTGTATAATTGACGCTAGTTTAAGAAGTGGATATAACACACGATTTGAAATGTTTATGGCTGCTGGAGATTATATTAGTGAAGAAGAATGGGTTGGACCTTTTATTAAAGTAAATGATATAGCAAAAACAAAATTAGGTAGTTTAGCATTTGGAAAATGTAACGTAAAGGTTAAAGCTAGAATTGACCAATATAATACTGAATTAGAACAGTTAGAGATAACTATATTAGAAATTGAGAGTAGATAAACAATTAAAATACGTGAAAATTACATTTTCTTTAATGAAAGGATGTGTGTAGTATGTTAATTAAACAAATTATATCTATGATTAAAATATGTAAACCTAAGAAAAAAGAAGAGAAAAAGAAATCTATATACTTAGATTTAATAAATAATCCGGATGATTTTAAATTAGAACTATATACTGAAAACGAAGAAATTGTAGTAAAAATTAAAAGAAATATTAAAAATGATGAGAAGGAGTCTTAATTAAGACTCTTTTTTTATTTTACGCGAAAAAAACAAACTCTATTATGAAAACAAAATAAAGGAGATTTTTATATGAAAAAAGAAGATGTATGTGGATTAGTTGAATGTTTAGGAGAAGTTTTTATAGGAGGAGCTATAGGAATTATTACACGTAGAACAATATTACCTAAATGCGACAAAGGTGAAAAAATAATCGTAGCTTTGGGTAGTATGATTATAGGTGGAATGATTGGTAGATCTTTTTATAAAGGATTCTATAAAGCATGTGACGAAATTGTAGGTACTGACTTTTGTGAAGAAAATGATTTATAATGTTTGAAAAGGAGGAGTCTTAACAAAGACTCTTTCTTTTTTATATTTTCACGTACGTGGGTTACCATAAAAAATGATATTTTAGTAAAGGAGGAATTATAAATGGTAAACTTCATTAGAAATTTAGACTCAAATTATATTTTTATATTGGGGGTGATATTAGGTTCTATATTTACGTATCTATTTTTTAGATTCAAGCCTAAAGATGGAATATTATATATAGATACTTCAGATAAAAAAACTGACAAATACTTGCTACAATTTAATGATTTAGATAAAGTTAACAAATCTAAATATGTAATGTTAAAAATTGATAAAGAAACAGTTTTTCCAACTATTACGCGAAAATAACAAACTCTCTTATGAAGAGATAAAAATTTTTATAAAGGAGTTAATTTAAATGAAAGAAAATAAAATAAATGAATTGTTAAATGATGAGATTAAAAGGGAGATAGAAAACTTAAAAAATATTGAACCTGGTAGTGAAGATCACGAAAAGGCAGTTGAAAGTCTAACTAAATTATATCAATTAAGACTGGACGAAGATACTAAAACTGATGATAAGAAAAAAATGGTAATAGATATCGCAAGTCAAGTTGTTAAATGTGGTATAGAATTAGCTGGAATAATATTGCCATTGAAGTTCTACGCTTCTTGGATGCAAAAAGGATTTGAGTTTGAACAAACTGGAACATTTACATCATCAACATTCAAGGCTTTATTTCAAAAATTTAAAACTACTAAATAAAATAATATGATTCAGAATTAAGAGATCATTAAACATGGTCTCTTAGTTTTTATATATGGAAAGGTGATCTTATGAATGAAAAAGAGGAATACTATGAAATATATAATGAAGAAGACAGTAGAAATTATGAAGAACTTTATGAAGATGAATTTTTAGAAGATGAAATGATTTTATTAGAAAAATTAGATGAAAGTTACGAAAATGTTTATGATAATAATGGTGATAGTGTATATTGTGATTATTGCCAAGATATAGAAATAAAATTAAAAGATGGAGTGTACATATGTCCTAATTGTGGTCAAGTAATGGATTTAGAAACTTTTCTAAATTATATAGGAGCAGATCCAAAAGAAGATTAATTAAATACGCAAAAATTACATATTCTATTGTGAGAGACAGGTAGCTTAACTAGGTCAAAGCGTCACATTACCGTGAAGAAAGCGGACTCAAACTCCGTACTGTTTCTTTTATATTTTCACGCGAAATTTACATATCCTATTATGAAGGGACAGTTAGCTCAAGTGGTAGAGCGTCACATTTCTGTGAAGGTTACGAGTTCGAATCTAGTACTGTTTCTTTTATATTTTATGAAAGGAGAGTTTTTATGAATCATGAAATTTGTAACAAAAACAAACATTTATTAGACAGTATATGTTACAAGACAAAGCTGTATTTGAAAAATAATTCAGCAAGTATATTATCAGGAATTGGAGCAATTGGAGTGGTGGCGACAGCTGTAATGGCAGTCAAAGCTACACCAAAGGCTCTTATTCTTTTAGATGAAGCTAAGGAAGAAAAGAAGGATGAACTTACAAAATTTGAAACTATTCGTGTAGCTGGTCCAGTTTATATTCCTTCTGTTTTAATGGGTGCATCAACGATAGCTTGTATACTTGGAGCAAATGTATTAAACAAACAAAAACAAGCCGCTTTAACAAGTGCTTATATGTTGTTAGAAAACTCATACAAGGATTATAGAACTAAAGTAAAAGAACTATACGGAGAAGAAGCTGATAAAAAAATAAGAAAAGAACTAATGAATGAAGATTATATAATAGAATATTCAGAACCAGATGAAGAGAAACAATTATTTTATGAACCAATTTCTCAAAGATATTTTGAATCTACAGTTGAGGAGGTTCAACGTGCTGAATATCAGTTAAACAGAAAATTTATTTTACAAGATTATGCTAACTTAAATGATTTTTATAAATTATTATGTTTAAAAGAAACTACCGAAGGGGAAATTCTAGGTTGGTCAACTTATGCTGGATATGAAAAATATGGATATTCTTGGGTTGATTTCACACACGAACGAATCGAACTAGAAGATGGAATGGAATGTATAGCTATAGATTATCCGTTTGAACCTTCTTTAGATTTTATGGAGTTTTAATACGCGAAAAATACAAGTTGTATTATGAAGAGAATATTAAATTTGAAAAGGGGAATTTTTATGAAAAAAATTGATATGATTAAAATTTTAAGTATTACTGGTACAATCTTAAGTATGGCTGGTACAGCTTTATCTGGTATAGCTAGTGATAAAAATATGGAGAAACTTATCAATGAAAAAGTAAAAGAAGCCATTGACAAAATTAATAAATAATTCGAAAGGGAGTCCGATTTCAAGGACTCTTACTTTTTTAGAAAGGAGTTTAATTATGAATAAAGAAGGTATTTCAAATTTTATAAAAACTGTTGGTAACAAATTATCAGAGCATAGTCCTGAAATATTAACAGGAATTGGTATTACTGGATTATTATCTACAACTGTTTTGGCAGTTAAAGCTACTCCTAAAGCTCTACGTTTAATTGATGAGAAAAAAGAAGAAATTGATACAGACGAATTAACTAATATGGAAGTAGTAAAAACTTGTTGGAAATGTTATATTCCTGCAGCGGTTACAGCAAGTGTATCAGTAGCTTGTTTAATAGGTGCTAACTCCGTTAATAATAAACGAAATGCAGTATTAGCAACTGCTTATAAATTATCAGAAAGTGCTTTCTCTGAATACAAAGAAAAAGTTATTGAAACTATTGGAGAAAAGAAAGAAGAAGAAGTAAGAGATAAAATAGCAAAAGATAGAATAGAAAAGAATCCAGTTAAGAATAACGAAGTTATAATAACTGGTAAAGGTGAGGTTTTATGTTATGACGCAATATCAGGACGATATTTTAAATCTGATGTGGATAAGATTCGTAAAGCTGAGAATATTCTTAATAAGAAATTAATGAATGATATGTATTGTTCATTAAATGACTTCTACGATTTAGTAGGTTTACCTTTTACTCAATTAGGTTTTGAGCTTGGTTGGAATGTAAACGACAGTTTAGTTGAAATAGAATTTAGCACACAATTATCAGAAGATGATATACCTTGTGTTGTAGTTGATTATTCTGTAACACCTAAATATGATTTCCAACATTTATTATAATACGCGAAAAATACACAGGCTATAATGAAGAGAATAAAAATATATTCGAAAAGGAGATTTTAAAATGGAAGAAAATTTAAACGAAATGGTAATCGAAAATACTATTAACGAGGTTGAAGAAAATTTAGCAGATGAAGTGGTTCAAACTGCTACTAAAAACAATAAGGTTGTTGTAGGATTAGTTATTGGTGGAATAACTTTAGCAGGTTTCGCAATCTACAAAGTTATTAAAGCAAGACGAAATGCAAAACATGAGCAAGAAGTAGAAGAAGACGAATTCATCGAAGAAGAAACTGAGACTGAAGAATAATTAAGATTCATTAATTTAGAATTCTTAGAATAAAATCACAAAAGAATATTTAATAATCTTAAAAGGATTAGTGCAAATTAGCACTTTTCCTTTTGTTCTTTATATTTAAAAATGAAAGGAGTATGAAATATGACTGATGAATATAAATCAAATTCTCACAAATCAAAAGAGGTTGATGAAAGGAAAAAAGTAGGAAAGGTTGTTAAAGGTAAAGTTAAAACTAAAAAGAAAAGTGGTATTACAAAGTTTACTGATGTGTTTATTTCTGAAGATGTAGCAAGTGTTAAATCTTATATTATTGGTGAGGTTCTTATCCCAGCTATGAAGAAAGCCCTTTCCGATATTGTAACTAATGGTATTGATATGATTCTATATGGTGAATCAGGAGTTACTAAGAGAAAGACTCCAGGTTCAAGAATATCTTATACTAATTATTATGATAGAAGAGATAGAGATAGGTATGATGACCGTAGAGTTAGAACCGGTTATGATTTTGATGATATTATATTAGATAGTAGAGGGGAAGCAGAAGACGTACTATCAAGAATGGACGAGCTTATTGATAATTATGGAATCGTAAGTGTTGCTGATTTCTATGATTTATGTGGTATTACTGGAAGTTACACAGATAATAAATATGGTTGGACTGATATTAGAAGTGCACAAGTAGTTAGAGTTAGAGATGGTTATAAAATTAAATTGCCAAGAGCATTACCTTTAAATTAATATTAAAATAAGAATAAGGAGGAATATAATAATATGAAAATTATAAAAGCTGGTTATGAAATTTTAGACGAAATCAATGAAAAGGAGGTTATGAAAAAAATTGAAAAAATAGCAAGAGTTTGTTATAAAAGTGAAAATGCTATAAATGATAAAAGTGCTGAAAAAATAGTAAAATCTCTTATTAAAAATAAACATGATGCTATGCTTGAGCATTATTCTTTTAGTGTTAAATTTATAGTTGATAGAGGTGTATCTCATGAAATAGTTCGACATCGAATGGCATCTTACGCTCAAGAAAGTACTAGATATTGTAATTACGGAGGAACAGGTGTAACATTTATTGAACCTTGCTATTTATCAGCAGAGGAATCTTGTGATGATAATGCAAGAAGAGCTGCTAAATATGTTGATTGGGTAACATCTTGTAGAATGGCTGAAGAAGCTTATACAAATATGCTAAATCGTGGAGCAACTCCTCAAGAAGCAAGAGCAGTACTACCAAATAGTACAAAAACAGAAATAGTTATGACTGCAAATCTTAGAGAATGGAGACATTTCTTTAAATTAAGAGCTTGTGGTATTACTGGAAAACCTCATCCTCAAATGCTTGAGGTTGCTGTTCCATTATTAAATGAAATGAAAACTTTATTACCAGTTATATTTGGAGATTTGGAGGCGATGGAATAATGTACGAATCAACTGATAAAATGGTTTCTCATCCATCTCATTATCAATCAAAGAGTGGATTGGAAGTAATAGATGTAATAGCAGCATTTACAGAAGGATTAGATGGTATCGAGGCTGTGGATACAGGAAATGCTATAAAATATATTTGCCGTTGGAAAGATAAGAACGGTGTTCAAGATTTGGAAAAAGCTATGTGGTATATTCAACATTTAATAGATCATTTAATCAAAGAAGATGAAGAAAAAAGAGTAGAATTAACATTAGAAAAATATAGAGAATATATGTATGGAAACGAAGAAGTGTAAGTACGCGAAAAATTCAAGTTATATTATGAAGGGACGGCTTATGCTGTCTCTTTTAAATTTTATTTAAGAAAGGAAAAGATATTTATGAAAATTAATGAAAATTTAAAATTAAAGGTTAACAGATTTGGACTAAAGGTTAAAAAATACAGTCCTGAAATATTAATTGGTGTTGGTATTGTTGGTACAGTAGCAAGTGGTATAATGGCATGTAAAGCAACTTTAAAAGTTAATGATATTTTAGATGACTCTAAAGATAAGATTGATAAAATAAAAGATACAGCTGCTAATCCTTATTATGGTGATAAATATTCAGAAGAAGACGCTAAGAAAGATTTATCAATTGTTTATACTCAAACTGCAGTTAAATTAGTAAAACTTTATGCTCCTTCAGTAGTACTTGGTGTTGCTTCTATTTCTTGTATAGTAGCATCTAATAATATTCTTAAGAAGAGAAATATTGCTATAGCAGCAGCTTATGCAGGTGTTGATAAGAGTTTCAAAGAATACAGAAAGAGAGTTGTTGATAAATTTGGTGAAGAAGTGGATAAACAATTAAGATATAACATTAAAGCAGAAGAAGTAGAAGAAAAGGTTGTTGATGAAAATGGTGAAGAAAAAGTTGTAAAGAAATGTGTTAATGTTGTAAATCCTAGTGAAATTAGTGGATACGCTCGTTTCTTTGAAAAATATACAACCGATAATGAAGGAAATAAAATTATAAATCCTAATTGGGAAAGTAATAATGAATATAATATTATGTTTTTAAAAGCTCAAGAAAGATATGCTAATGACTTATTAAGAGCTAGAGGACATTTATTCTTAAATGAAGTTTATGATATGCTAGGATTACCTAGAAGTAAAGCTGGACAAGTAGTTGGTTGGGTTTATAGCGAAGATAACCCAGTTGGAGACAACTTTGTAGATTTTGGATTATATGCTGATAATCTTGCATATTCTGATTTCGTAAATGGATATGATAATGGTATATTATTAGACTTCAACGTTGATGGAAACGTGTTAGATTTAATGTGAACCACTGGACTCAATGCTCTTGGGTCTGGAAATTCTTACAGAGATTTTTTTGATTATTATCCTCTTTATCAATGGGTTTAGGATAAGGAGGATAATTATATTTTTGAAAAGGAGATATTTATATGAAAGGTTTAATAAAAGGCATATTAGCTATAGGAACTGCTATAGTTGTTGGTTGTGTTATTTATAAAAAAGTTAAAGAAAATAAAGAAGAAGTTATTATAGAAGAGGAAACTCAAGAATTAACAGAGGAACAACAAGAATTACATGATATATTAGTAGAAGACGTTAAAAAACAAATGAAACCTTATATGAGAAGAGTTAATATTTTAAGATTTGCAAGAATTATGGTAGGTATGTTTATTACAGCTAATATAGGTGTATATTTAGCATGTTTAGAAGCCGAAAGAAGAGTTAATAGTATGAAAACAAATATTTGTTAAAAGGGTGATAATCATGAATACTAAACAGATAAGTTTATATTTAACAAATGAAAATATGTATTTAGAACATGTGTCAGGTCATATTTTATTATTTAAAAACAACAAAGTAGTTAAAGTATTTCATGGTTTAAGTGAAGTAGAAAGTTATTTAAAAAAACAGGGTATTATACCTAATAAATATTATGATAATCATTTTAAAAAATAAGGGGGTTAATGAATATGAAAAATTTCTTTACATTTGTAACTGGATTAGTAATTGGTTCAGTTGTAACTTATGTAGTAGTTAAAGATAAATTTGAAAAAATAGCTCAAGAAGAAATAGATTCTGTAAAAGAAGTATTTGGAAGAAGAGTTGAAAAAGAAGCTGACAAAAAAGTTGAAAAAATTGCTAAAAAAGAAGTAGAAAAAATACGTAAAGAATACAACGAGTATGATAATTTAACAAAAAATTATACAAGCTATTCAAAAACTGAAGTTGAAGAAGACAAAGATGAAGAGGTCTTTGAAGATGACGAGGATAAAGATGGAGTAGAATTAGACGAAATAGAACGAGCTTCTGATTATGATAAACCATATATTATAGAACCTCAAGAATTTGGAGCATTGGATGGATATAGTTTAATAACTTTATATCATTATTCAGACAATGTTCTCGCAGATGATTGTGACGAATTAGTCGAAGATGTCGACGATGTTGTAGGTGAGGATTATGCTAGTCATTTTGGAGAATATGAAGATGATTGTGTATATGTGAGAAACGATAGATTAAAAGCTGATTATGAAATATGTAGAGATTTAAGAAAGTATTCAGATGTAGCATGGCATTCACCTCGAGGATCAATATAAAAGAGGTGACAATAAATGTTTCGAGACCAGATAATTAACGATTATTTTGAATGGCTTTGGAATTTTACAAAATGTAGAGGTCATTCACAAAATAGAAAAATTATAACTTTGCTTCATAATATAGAATTTAGATATTCTATACCAATGGATGCTAATAGAGAAGAAGATGGAATAGATCTTAGATATAGATTTATAACAGAAGTCGGAATACCAAAGAATTATCAAGAAGTGTATGCGTATTTAGACGGTCCATGTAGTGTATTAGAAATGATGATTGCATTAGCTATTAGATGTGAAGAGTCTATTATGGATGATCCGGACATCGGTGATAGAACTTCCGAATGGTTTTGGCTAATGATGAAAAATTTAGGATTAGACTACATGAGTGATAGAAAATTTGATAGAGATATAGCAGAAGAAAAAATATCTATATTTCTTGATAGAAGATACAAAAGAAATGGCGAAGGAGGCCTATTCGTCGTTAATGGTAGAAGAGATTTAAGAAAGGTGGAAATTTGGTACCAAATGTGCTGGTATTTAGATACCATTATGTAGAAAGGAGAATTTAGCAAATGATTGATTTCTTAATGGTTTCAACACGTATACGTAATAAGGTTACAGAAATCTATCCCAAATTCATAATTAAGAAAAGCTCCGATTTAATGATACGTGGTGGTGATTTTTATGCTATATGGATTGAAGAGATTGGTTTATGGTCTACAGACGAACAGGATGCTTTACAATTGATAGATAGAGAATTAGATAAATACTATGAAGAAAATAGTAGTAGATTTGATGGTCCTACAAAAATATTGCATATGTGGGATGCTGAATCAGGAATGATAGATAGTTGGCATAAATATTGTCAGAAACAAATGAGAGATTCGTTTCAGATGCTAGATGAAAAACTTATATTTTCTAATATGGTCACAACTAAAAAAGACTATGCTAGTAAAAGACTAAGTTATCCTTTAGAACCCGGCGATATTTCATCTTACGAAGAATTAATGTCAACTATTTATTCTAAAGAAGAAAGACACAAAATTGAATGGGCTATAGGTTCGATTGTTTCTGGAGATTCAAAAAAGATACAAAAATTCTTAGTATTATATGGTTCTGCTGGTACTGGTAAATCAACCATATTAAATATTATTCAGCAATTATTTGATGGTTATTATTCAGTATTTGATGCAAAAGCCTTAGGTTCATCAAGTAATGCTTTCGCTTTGGAAGCATTCAAAACTAATCCATTAGTAGCTATTCAACATGATGGTGATTTATCTAAGATTGAAGATAACACAAGACTTAATAGTTTAGTTTCTCATGAACTTATGACTGTAAATGAAAAATTTAAAGCAACTTATTCTAATAGATTTAAAGCGTTCTTATTTATGGGTACAAATAAACCTGTAAAAATCACAGATGGTAAATCAGGTCTTATAAGAAGATTAATTGATGTGTCTCCATCTGGCAATAAACTTAGTCCAAAAGATTATAAAAGAGTCACTGAACAAATTAAATTTGAACTTGGAGCAATAGCATATCATTGTCAAGAAGTATATTTAGAAAATCCTGGAGCATATGATAATTATATTCCAATTACCATGTTAGGAGCATCTAACGATTTCTATAATTTCGTTATAGATTCTTATTATGTGTTTAAAAAAGAAAATGGAGTAACACTAAAAGCCGCTTGGGAAATGTATAAAGTATATTGTGAAGATGCTAAAGTTGCATATCCATTTACACAAAGAGTTTTTAAAGAAGAACTTAAAAATTATTTTTGGGATTTCAAAGAACGTTTTACACTTGATAATAATACAAGAGTACGAAGTTATTATTCTGGTTTCCGTACAGATAAATTTGAACAAGATGAAGAAAAAGAAACTAAAGATGATAAAGAAGAGAATAAATTAATAGAATTTAAGACTACTGACTTTTCTATATTTGATATTGAATGTCACGATTGTCCAGCTCAATATGCTAATTCAAAAGAAACGCCTTCTAAAAAGTGGGAAGATGTTACAACAAAATTAACGGATATAGATACATCTAAACTTCACTATGTGAAAGTTCCAGAAAATCATATAGTTATAGATTTTGACATTCCCGACGAGGAAGGTAATAAATGTTTTGAATTAAATCTAAAAGAAGCTAGCAAATGGCCTCCTACTTATGCTGAGTTAAGTAAAAGTGGAAATGGTATACATTTACATTATATTTATACTGGAGACCCAAATAAACTTAGTAGAGTGTATGATGATCATATAGAAATAAAAGTATTTAGTGGTAAAAGTTCATTAAGAAGAAAATTATCTAAATGCAATAATTTACCTATTGCTAATATTAGTTCGGGATTACCGTTGAAAGGAGATAAAAAGATGGTTAATTTTGAAGCTATAAAAAATGAAAAAGGATTGAGAACTCTTATTAAAAGAAATCTTAATAAAGAGATACATCCAGCAACAAAACCTAGTATTGATTTTATTTACAAGATATTAGAAGATGCTCATGCTAGTGATTTAAAATATGATGTTACTGATATGCGTAATGCTGTATTAGCATTTGCTATAAATAGTAGTCATCAAGCAGATTATTGTGTGAAATTAGTAAATAAAATGCAATTCAAATCTGAAGATATTTCAGAGCCAGGTGAAGACAAAGGAGATGATAAACTTATATTCTATGATGTTGAAGTTTTCCCAAATTTATTCTTGGTTAACTGGAAAATTCAAGGCGAAGGAAAACAAGTCATAAGAATGATTAATCCTACACCAATAGAGATTGAAAATCTTATGAAATTTAAATTAGTAGGTTTTAATTGTCGTAGATATGATAATCATATTCTATATGCTAGAA